AAAAAAGTTCCCAAAAAGCGGAAATGTAAAAAGTAATTGATTATATTTGTGTGTCCAATATATATGCCATGCGTACAAATTCAAAATTTATTAACGCCCTCATAGAGGAGAACACCGCCGGAAATAAGCATGGCAGCTTGTTGGACACCCGGCGGTACTCTTTTATGGGGGCTTTATCTTTATAATCATGGCAATAAATGTTTCACTTAATGATTTTGAAATTAGCCCGTTTGGTGTTGCCCGTGAGTCTGGAGTATATGCAATATGGGCAAGTAATTCGCTCGGACGTTTTGGTATTCCTCATTTATTGTATATCGGCAGTAGCCAAAATATGGCAAAGCGCATTTACAGAAATCAACACCCATATATGATTGCATTTAATCGGCTTAGCGGGATGGTTTATGCTTCTTATTATGAAACTAAGAACTATTTGGAACTTGAAAGACTATTAATAGAACAATATAGGCCAATAATGAATAAACAGGGTAAAGTCTGAAATCATGGCGCTTCGTGACCAACCATATTTACCACTTTATGTTCAGGACTTTTTAACTGATGAAAAATTAATTGAATGTTCTGCTTCAGCTACCGGAATTTATATTCGGCTGATGTGCGTCATGCATAAATCAGAGCCTTATGGAATGATTTTGCTAAAGCAAAAAGACAAGCAAAGCGAAAATATTTGCTTGAACTTTGCTTATAAACTTGCTCGACATTTGCCTTATTCTATTGATGAAATTTCAGCCGGAATTGATGAACTTGTAAATGAAGGAGTTTTAATAATTGAAAATAACAAACTCATTCAAAAGCGCATGGTTAGGGATAATGAAATAAGCGATAAAAGGGCTATGGCTGGCAAAATCGGAGGTATTAAAACCCAAAAATTTGCTAAAGCAAAAGTTAAAGCAAACTCTGAAAATGAAAATATATCTTATGTTTTATTATTTAATAAAGTAATTGAAGAAAATAATATTTATTTAAGTGAAGAGTTTAAAAGTTTAATATTAGAGTGGCTGAAATACAAATCTGAAAAGAGACAGACATACAAAGAAACCGGATTAAAAAGTTTATTGATTAAAGTGATGCAGGATACCGGTGGCGATGCAGAAGAATTAAGGAAAATGATTTTATATTCAACCTCAAAAAATTACGACGGACTGTTTAAAGAAAAAGACAATGGAGTTAATAAAAAAAATAATGGAGCAACAGATGCAGAGCTTATTGAACTCTTCGCCACAAAGTACGGAATTAAGCCCTGAAAAAACAGAAATCAGCTTATATGCTGACACACCGGCAGGGCCAAAGGATATTGTTGATGCTTCGGTTAGAGTAAAAAAAGCATTCCCGGCATTGCCGACAAGTTTTTATGATATGTTTGACGACAGAATAAGGGAAAAGGGATTCACAAAGCAGAGGTTAAAAGATGCCGTAAATTATGTAATCGATAATTGTCAGTATCCTACACCAACAATGGCCAATTTCATAAACTACGACCGGACTGTCAGATTCAAAACCTATGACGAGATGTGTAAAGAAGCATTAACCAGCGACAGTATTTGGCGTGAGTGGTTAGCGGTTAAATATCCTGACATGCCAAAAACTGTATGGGTTCACGCAAATGATGTGCAGAAATACAACCTTCAAAAGTACGTTATAACAAATGGATGAATTAAAGCACTGGATAGAAAACGAGATGCAGCCTGAAGTGTGGTTAAGGGTAAATGCTTATCAGTTGGGCGCAATTAAAACGATGATTGCAGAGCAGTACGGCTGGCCTGAATTCACGTTAAACATCAACAATTCAGGGGATAAAGTAATGAAGATAATGGTATGGTAATTAAATTTTAACTATATTTGAATAAACCTAACGAGATGACCTACGAAGAATTTCTATTAAACAAACAACGTTCAGTTGTAAAATCAGGATTTGAAGCCGGAGAACTTAATTCTAATTTATTGGACTTCCAAGAGTTTTGTGTACGCCGTGCGCTCAGGGCTGGCAAGCATGCGTTATTTGCTGATACCGGACTTGGCAAGACTATTATGCAGATTGAATGGGCGCACCGAGTATGCGAAGAAACAGGCGGATCTGTTTTAATATTGGCTCCATTGGCTGTGACTGCTCAGACTATTGAGGAAGGGCGAAAGTTCGGGATTGAGGTAAATAAATACGACCATGAAATAACCGGGGTTTGTATTACCAATTATGAACAGTTGGATAATATAAACACTGGCCGTTTTATCGGTGTGGTATTAGATGAATCTTCAATTCTGAAATCCTACGACGGCAAATACCGGACACGGATAATTGAAACCTTTGCCAATACGCCGTATAAACTTGCATGTACCGCCACTCCTTCGCCTAACGATCCAATGGAGTTAGGGAACCATGCAGAGTTTTTGGATGTGATGAGCTATAATGAAATGCTGGCAATGTTCTTTGTTCATGACAGCTCAGATACTGGTCAATGGAGACTGAAAGGTCATGCGGTTGAACGGTTCTATGAATTTGTTTCTACATGGGCTATAATGTTCAATAAGCCTGGAGATATAGGATTTTCAAATACGGGATTTGATCTTCCGCCGTTAAATATTGTGCAGGAGACAATAGAGACGGAAGTGCCAACCGGGATGCTTTTCGGAGGAACGGCAGTTAATGCTACTGATTTTAACCGGACACTGAGAGATACAGAGACTGAAAGAATTGCAAAAGTTGTTGAGATAGTCCGGTCTATTCCGGAAAGAGATCAGATATTAATATGGGCAAAGCAGAATCAGGAAGCAGTCAATATTCAAAAAGCACTAAGTGGATATGACTGCCGGAATGTTCAGGGATCAGATAGTCCCGAAAAGAAGGAAACTGATTTGATTGATTTCGCTCATGGCAGATTTAAGATCCTGATAACAAAAACCTCAATAGCAAGTTTTGGGATGAACTTTCAGAACTGCCATTATCAGATCTTCGCTTCACTGGACTTTAGTTTTGAGGGAACATATCAGGCCATCCGCCGGTCATGGAGGTTTAAACAGGAAAGAGAGGTAACTATTTATATGATAACAACAGACCGGATGATAAACGTCAGCCAGGTTATTAATGAGAAAGAAAAACAGTTTAAGGTCATGCAGGAAGAAATCACAAAAGCAGTCAGCAAAAATATTAACGGGACAATAACAGCGACAATATCCGACAGTCAGGATGTTAAGACTGATAAGTACTGGTTAATGCGTGGAGATTGTGTACAACGGTCCCGGGAGATACCGGATAACAGTATTGATCTGATGGTATTCTCTCCGCCTTTTGCGGACCTTTATACTTACAGTAATTACGTCGAGGATATGGGTAATTCATCTGATTATGAAGAGTTTGTCCGACATTTCCGATTTTTGGTTGTGGAATTGGAGCGTATATTAAAACCGGGGCGACTTTGTGCCGTTCATTGCATGGATCTTCCAACACTGAAGTCAAGGGACGGATATATGGGTATCCGTCGATTTTCCGCAAAGATTGCAGATATATTTGAAGAATGCGGCATGTTTCTTCATTCAGAGTTTACGGTATGGAAAGATCCTTTGCTGGCAGCTGTGAGGACTAAGGCACTTGGATTAGCTCATAAACAGGTCACGAAAGATATGAGCATGATTAGGATGGGACTTGCCGACAAAGTTATGGTTTTCAAAAAACAAGGAGAGAACCAGGTCCCTATCCAGCTGAAAGATCGCCGGTTTTCATCTTACGTGCCGATGCACGAGTATGATAAATTCCCCCGTACGCCGGAGGGTTTCAATGAGTTCTGGGGTTATGATCCTGATTCAAGTTATGACCGTATAACTCAATATTCACACCAGGTATGGCAGCGTTATGCTTCGCCGGTATGGATGGATATTGATGTTACAAATGTGCTTCAGTACACCAATGCCCGGGATCAGAACGACGAAAAACATATCTGCCCGCTTCAGTTGGATGTTATTGAAAGAGTAATATTGCTTTACTCAAACGAAGGAGAGACGGTATTTAGTCCTTTTGGAGGTATCGGATCGGAAGGCTATCAGGCTATCAAAATGGGGCGCAAATCAATCAGTATTGAACTGAAGGATAGTTATTATAACATTAACGTCCGCAACCACCGGGGCGCATCAGAAAATAGCAACTCACTTGAATTATTTGTATGACCCCTGCAGAGAAACTACGATTTGTAAAACTCTACGGCACGTTAACCAATGTTGACGGCAAGTGGGTATTTAAGGCTGACCCTCAGAAGAAGTGTGAGATCAGGGAGATGACGCATGAAAGTAAATTTTTCATAGTAGATGTGGTGTACGATAACATCCGGGGGATAAAGGTATGGTGAAGCATGTAAAGGTTTATATGCAATACTTTGGTTATGGCGAACAGGACGTTATATCATGTGAAGTATGCGGAGCCAGGGCTGTAGATATTCATCATATAAATGGCCGGGGCAAGGGTAGGGATGTCATAGGTAATCTGGTGGCCCTGTGCCGAAAATGCCATAACGCCGCTCATGGGTTAGAGAAAACCTATTTACACAAAGATGTTTTAACAAAGATTCATGAAAAAAACCTTTAAACATGCGAAAAATCATTGTTTTGTATTCAGAAAATAGTTTAAATTTGAAATAAAAATCTATGAAAAAGACTATGATGACTTCCGAAGAGTATTACAACCAGCCAGACGATCTTGAAGCCCCTGGTTGTGCGTGTTGGCTTGTGGCCTTTGTTGCGGCTTCGATATTTTGGGTGGCTATTTACTTAATATTTGTGAGATGACAAAGACAGAACAAAAGGCGGAGATGACGAAGGAGGAGTTTGCAAAAACAGATAAACCCCAAATTGCATATAGCGAGTGTTATGTGCAGCCTTTTTTTACTTTTTACAATGCCGACAATATGGCTATAATGAAAACCTTTAAAGACAAAGAGTTTGATTTAGCTATTGTTGACCCGCCTTATGGGATTGGTGCAGGAAGCTCAAAGTTTATAAATAGATATACAGCGAATAAAAGAGCCGCTAAATTTTATAAAGAAAATGACTGGGATATATTACCAAAAAGTGAATATTGGCAGGAATTGAAAAGGGTTTGTAAAAATTACATTGTGTGGGGTGGAAATTACTTTACTGAATATTTAGAACCCGCAAGATGCTTTATAGTGTGGGATAAAAAAACAGGTGCAAACTCTTATGCAGATTGTGAGCTTGCACTTACAAATATTGACGGAAACTCAAAAATAGTTACTAAATTTTGGTTAGGGGCGCACGCAGAAGATAATGACGGCAGAATACACCCGACGCAAAAACCGATTTATGTTTATGAATTTTTACTAAAAGAATATGCAAAAGATGGATTTAAAATACTTGACACCCACTTAGGGAGCGGTTCAATTGCAATAGCAATAGACAAAGCAAACACCTTAGATAAAAAGAACCTTACATTTGTCGGCATTGAACTTGACCCAGACTATTTTCGAGCGGCAGTAGAACGATTCAAGAACCACAAACGGCAATGCGTGCTTTTTTAAGGTTGCACATAACTATGTTATATGTACACTAAGGGTTAACATATAAAACCAGGGATAGAAAATAAAAACACAGAGAGATGAAAGCAGCGATAATTATTTTGA